GGGCTGATCCGGCTCTCGTTCGGACTCGAGACGATAGACCCGAAGATGCGCGAGACCATGCAGAAGCGTGTGCCGATTGATGATTATCCGCGTAGCAATAAGATATGTTCGAACTACGGCGTGGAGGCCATGAATTCCCTGATGATCGGGCTCCCCGGAGAAACCAGGGAGACGATCGAGGCGACCATAAACTGGGTGAGCGAGCAGCGCGACATCAAGCAGGCGAACCTTGCGATAGCGATTCCCTATCCCGGCACGGAGTTCCATGAGATGGCCGTGATGGGTTCGCGCGGCCTCAAGCTCTTGACCTCCGATTTCCGTGAGTACCTCAGATATGGTCACGCCGTGACGAACGTCGGCGATCTGACGGCGCAAGACCTGATTGATTTCCAAAATTGGGGCTTCGTGAAGATCTACATGAAACCATGGCGGTGGGGGCCGACATATGCAAAATATGGAACTGCCGGATTAATTTTGCAATTATATAGGGTATTCAAGTTGTGGATATGGCTGATAAGAAAAAGGGCGAAGCCATTCCGTTTGCATCCGGGCTATCCATAAATCAGGAACGTGGGGATTCGAAAGCGGGCCGATTGTAGGTCGGGATGAAGATGAAATATTTGCATTGCATAATTTGCGGAGCACTCTGCGGGCCGACCGCTCGTAATCCGTATGTATCGAGGAAAACCTGCTCCATTAAATGTCTGTTGACATTGCGTACCCGAGATGGACATCGGATACATTCGAAGAAACCCAGACGGCCATGCGAAGTCTGTGGTGCGCCGACACCGGCCACAAGCCGATATCGGCGACGAACATGCTCGGAACAATGCCGCTGGGAGATTTTCAAACGCATGGCACCTTGGACGCGAAGACGCCCCGAAGTAAATGCTAAGATAAGTAGAGCGATGAAAGGGAAACCCCGCGTTCCGTTGGCTGTTCGTTTTGAGCAGAAATACATAACGGAACCCAACACTGGCTGTTGGATTTGGATTGCCGCTCTTAACAATAGGGGTTACGGGATAATCGGACGCGGAGCGCGCCAAGATGGACCTGAGCCCGCCCACCGCATATCGTGGGAACTGGCCTACGGCCCAATTCCAGAAGGGCTGCATGTTCTACATAAATGTGATAACCCCCCATGCGTCAATCCACATCATTTATTTTTAGGGACTCATGGTGACAATATGCGCGATTCTGTAATTAAGGGAAGAGCTAATTCCGAAGCGGCGAGGAAATTTTCTGTACGCGATCCGAAGTCGGGACGTTTTATCATGAGGCACCCGAGGGAGACGTGAAAAGGAAATCTCCGCAGCGAAAGCCCCATCCTCGACCTATGCGGTTCACAGTTCAGGGGGCGGTTGAGGACTTGCACAAATTGGAGCAACATCGCTCTCTCATCGAGGCAGAGATCGAACATTGCCGCAAGCAACTGCGGTCAGCGACGGGTTGGTACCAGTTGGCCGACGGGACCATGATCTGGATATATTGAGGCACCCGAAGGAGACGTGAAAGGAGGGCATATGATAGTTGCCAAAACGTTGACTTTCAAAACAACATGGTCCTCGATGGGTCAGGCGACAACTCGGCCAGAGAAATTAATTGTTGAGTTTGACGACCAAGGGACCGTGGCCTTCCGCGAAGGGTATTGGCGGTTCATCATTCCAGCTACAGTCTTCGACAAAATCATTTTGAGCCGGAACGAAATGCGAGCCAGGAAAAAATCGAGTTCACGACGGAAATGAAAAGTAGTTAAAATTGGAAAACCTATGAGTTTTTTACAGGGAGTGTCGTGTCCATTATGCGGCATAACTCATCCCGTAATAGTCTCAGGGCCATGGTGGGATGAGCGTCGTAGCGCGATTAACTGCCCTCGCCAATCAGAGAAAATTAGTAAACCGTCCGAGCGAATCATAGGAGCTGATTCAACAACATGTCCATACTGCGGCGGTTTTATGGAGAGCAAATGTATAGATTGTGGAGCGAAATCATAACGAATCTGGCGCGTTGTGACTCTAAAAACAAATGGACATCAGCGTAATTCTGACGACGGCGAGATTCGGCGGCCTGGATATTTTACAGAAGTCAATGGCGGCTCAGAATTTTTCAGGAACCTTTGAGATCGTGGTGACAGATGAACATTACGCCGAGCGCGTTGAGCAAGCCCGGACAATGAGCCTCGATAATTTTATCCATCTTCCCCCGAAGCGTCGATGCTCCATCTACGACGACAGCCTCGGCGTCAACACTGCGTTAGCCCATGCGTCCGGCGAATTGATCGTGGTGCTTGCAGATTTTACTTATGCGCCCTCGAACTATCTCCAGGCCCATTGGGATTTCTACAAGGCCAACCCCGGCTGGTCCATATCGTGCTACCTGGACCGCTATCCGCTTCCGCCGATGAAGGGCGAGCCGTACTCGATTGAGCGCGACTGGTGGTCGGTGTTCCAGGAGGACTTCGACCCCGGTTGGTTCGACGGCAGGGAGCCGGTCTATCGGGAGCGGCGCGGATGCGTCGGGAAGGTCCACGACGACGGCAAGGTGGAGATACCGGGCGACTACGTCTACCTGCTCGGGGACTCCGTGCCTTTGTCTGTCGTGAAGGAATTAGGGGGAATCGATGAGAGATATATCGGCGGCTACGGATCGAATGACGTTTGCTTCGGCACGCGGGCCAACCATATCGGCCACCGCTGGGCGCTCAATCCCCATGTCAGGCTGAAAAAACTGACTATCTCGGGCCAGGCGCAGATCCCGGGCAAGGCGAAGCCGAGGGTGCGGACGCCGGAGGACAACTATCGTTTCTTCCAGGCGAGGCGACGGGCGGTGACGGAGGGCAGGGAGAGCCCGAGGGTGCCGGAGGGGTGGGGGGTGTTCTCATGACGGGCGATATTTTCGCTTTGTTGATAGCATTTTGCGCTTTCGTAGGTGTTCTTTATATGCTCATTCAGACTGAGATTTATTACAGGAAACATCCTGATGAGAGAAGACATTATTGAAGTAGTCTAATTGACGGGCGGTTTAAAGTAGATTAGATAATGGCCCTTAAAGGGAACCCCGATGGACAGTATAAAGGAAACAACGGAAGCTATCCTGGATTTTGTAACGCGACGGGATTGGGGGAAATTTCACAGCGGGCGGAATTTGGCGGAGAGTTTAGCCATCGAGGCTGCCGAAGTCCTGGAGCTTTTCCAGTGGGGCAGGAAAGTCGATCGCGCGGAGTTGCGGTTGGAGCTGGCCGACGTTGCGATTTACCTGTTCGAATTGGCGGACCTTAGCGGCATCGATTTGCTGGCGGCGGTGAGGGAGAAATTGGAGATCAACGAAAAGAGGTATCCGGTGGAGAAGTGCAGGGGCAGCAACACGAAGTACGATAGACTATGAATAGCAACGGCGATTCATATTCCGCGTTCCTCGAGCGCAAGTCGCAACTCGGCGGGGAGTATGGATTTGAGCCGATATTTATGCCCGACTTTCTTTTCGATTTCCAGAAACACTTAGAAGATTGGGCGCTGAGGAAGGGTAGGTCGGCGATCTTCGCGGACTGCGGCATGGGAAAGTCGATCATGGAATTGGTGTGGGCGCAGAATGTGGCGCAGAGGGAAAACAAGGCCGTTTTGGTCGTCATGCCATTGGCGGTCTCGCATCAGATGCTGCAAGAGGCCGAAAAGTTCGGCATCGAATGTGCGCGGTCAACGGACGGCTCCGTCAAGGGCGACATCACCGTGACGAACTATGAACGCCTGCATCATTTCAGGGCGGAGGATTTCGCGGGAGTCGTGTGCGACGAGTCGAGCATCCTCAAGAATTTCGACGGGGTGCGCAAGAAGATCATCACGGAATTCTTGCGGCTCAGACCATATCGGCTCCTCGCGACCGCCACGCCCTCTCCGAACGATTATATCGAGCTGGGAACCAGCTCCGAGGCGTTGGGCGAACTTGGCTACATGGACATGCTCGGAAGGTTCTTCAAGAATGACCAGAACTCCCTGCACCCCACGTCGGGTCGGGGCCGCTGGGAGCGCGGATTGATGTCACAAAACAAATGGCGCTTCAAGAGGCACGCGGAGCAGCCGTTCTGGCGCTGGATCTGCTCCTGGGCGCGGGCGTTGCGAAGGCCATCCGATCTGGGATATGACGACGGCGATTTTGTTCTGCCCCCATTGATCGAGAATCAGGTTATGATAGACCATAAACAGTTATTGCCGGGGGAGTTGTTTCACAAAGAGGCTGTCGGGCTGTATGAGCAGCGCCAAGAACGGCGGCTCACCATCAGGGAAAGGTGCGAGAAGGCGGCGGAGCTCGCGACGAACAAAGACTCGGTCTTAGTGTGGTGTCATTTGAATGGCGAGGGGGACCGATTGGAGGAGATGATCGCCGACGGCGTCCAGATATCGGGGTCGGATTCGGACGAGCACAAAGAAGAGACGTTGCTCGCATTCGCATCGGGGCAACTCCGTTGCCTTATAACTAAGCCCAAGATCGCGGGGTTCGGCATGAACTTCCAGCGTTGCGCGCATGTGATTTTCTTTCCGAGCCACAGCTTCGAGCAATATTATCAAGGGGTGCGCCGCTGCTGGCGGTTCGGCCAAACGCGGCAGGTCAGGGTCGACATCGTGACGACCCCCGGCGAGGCCAGCGTGCTCAAGAGTTTGCAGCGCAAGGCTGAGGCGGCGGATAAGATGTTCTCCATGCTCGTCATGCACATGACGGATGCCTTGCGGATAGGGCCGGACGCGCGGTTCGACATGAGCGAGGAGGTGCCTTCATGGCTGTGATGGATCAGCGCGTGACGGATCGCTATGCGATTTACAATGGGGACTGTATAGAAGTCATGCGAAAGTTGAAGCCAGAAAGCATACATCTTTCGATATATTCCCCCCCCTTCGGCGGCTTATATCATTACTCGTCCTCAGATCAGGATCTCTCGAATTGCCGCAGCTATGAGGAGTTTTTCGAACATTATGAGTTTGTAGTGCGTGACGTTCATCGTCTCACGTTGCCGGGCCGCATGACCGCCGTTCACTGTATGGACGTGCCATCGGGGAACTCTGGCATGGATCATCTCTTAGATTTTCCTGGGGACATCATCAGGCTGCATGACAAGTTAGGCTTCAAATTCATCGCGCGATACTCCGTGTGGAAGGAACCGCTCGGAGTGCGTAACAGGACGATGGCGAAGAATCTGGCGCATAAATCGGTAGTGGAGGACTCCTCGCGGTGCAGCGTCGCATCGGCAGATTACTTGCTCGTGTTTCGCCGCCAAGGCAAGAACCCCGTTCCCATCGCCCATCCGAACGGGTTGATAGATTATGCTGGAGAAAGGGAACCGCCAACGGACCTCCTCCAGTATCGCGGGTATAAAGGAAATCAGATCGAGAATCGCTATTCCCATTGGATTTGGCGTCAATACGCCTCGGCCTTCTGGGACGACGTGCGGATAGATCGGATATTGCCATACAAGGCCGCACGGGACGAAGAGGACGAAAAGCACGTGCATCCGCTACAATTAGATGTGATTGAGCGGTGCCTCGTCCTATGGGAGTTGGATCGGAAGTTTATGGGGCGCTGATCAACGGTAGAAGGGGGATCGGGATAGAGCTAAAGCCGACCTATTATCGCCAAGCGCAAAGGAACATTGAGGCCGCTGTCAATAACTGGAAAGATGATGGGAATCAATCCGCGTTTAAATTTGCCGAGACCGGGATCGAACATGAAGCCTAAAACCTACTTCTACCCCGGCTCCCGCGACCCCTCTCTCCACGAGCGGGACGGCTACGCCGATTGCGTCCCGTTCTCCCCTCAGGGCATCGAGCGGTGGATAGAGCCGACCAGCAACCCAGACGACGCGCACCTTTTCTGGTGCG